TCGTTGATGTTTTCTCCATCACGCTTGTTGTCAGTAACACTAATGTCGATTCTTAGTGACTGGAAATTACCTAGGTTAAGCGTATAGCCTAGTCCTACATTAACCTTTGTCTCTTCGTTGCTCATACCCATCTCTCTTTCTTAAATTGACTCTGCCCAAACTGGGATAAATCTTCCATCTTCAGTTCTCGTATAGGTCAGTATACCATCACCCATTCTCCGTGTCAACTCTTGCGAGGAAGGAGTTATATCATTGGTAATAAGCTTGTCCTTACGTGGTCTGCCCATGTGATAGGATGCAAGTATATCACGAATGTCTCTGACTTGCGACTCTGAGTAATAACTTCTTACCTGCCACCCTGTTTGACCACCCTTTTGAGAGCCAGTAGGACCTGGAATAATTTCTCGTTTTACAAGGTTAGGCATGTACTTTTTGTGCCTATTTACTAGCTGTGCCGTCTCTCCAACGGTGTAAGCCCTCTCTCTATTTTTTTTAAAATCTGCTATTAGACAGCTTTCAAGCTGATCCTTTGTAATATTGTAGACGGACATAATTCCGTTAGACTTATTTAGATGATGAATACGAACAAGGCTTCCATTTAAAAACCAAACCTTTTTGCTTCCTGGAATTATTGCTGCATTATTATATGCTTCCATGCTTAACAATGGCATAATAACTCTCTTTAGTTTGGTATTCCAATTGCTATAACGTTAAGGCCTACCGTTGCGGTTCCTGCTGCATTAAACTTAACTACAACTTCAATTGAGGTTGCTGTTACTGTTTTCAAGGTTACAGAAACACTTGACCCTGCTGCAGTCCCACCTACGTTCTTTGGGGTTGCGGTTACGATTGGGGGCTCCCTGAACCCAGAAATCTGGATAGTCACGGTCTCTTCGTTGCCAGCATTGATAGATTTGCTGTTTGCAACCTCTTTATATGCAGCCAGCATCTTTGTATCGGACAATCTTAGGTCCTGGTCTGGCTTTCCTGGTACTGAGATCTTAACAAACTTAGAAACAGAAGGAGAGATTTCCTTATATATCTCATTGATTGCATTAATGATAGTACGGAGAAGTGATAGGTCAACTGGTTGACCACGCTCTGGCAAATTAATCTGAGGCATAGTAATTTAATTATATCACAAGGCTAGGGAATCTGACTCAAACAAGGTTGCAGAGTCAGACCTAACTTTATTTTTTGTAGGTGCCTGAACTGCTACTTGTACAGATGTTGCCCCACTTTGTATGGCTACCTTGTAGGATGTTGTAGAGATGGTTATTGCATAGTTCCAACTACCGCTACCCCATTTTAAATAAACATCGAAGTTGCTTAGGCCAAGTGTGGCTGGTGGTGTCCAAAAAGCCTCAACAGCATTATTTGTAGTATCTTTGCTTACTGTGTGCTGAATTTCTGATAGCGGAGTTGTCTCTAGGATATAGTTTGGTGACCAGTGTGAGGCCCTGTTTCGGTCTTCAGAGATTATTCTGTATCGAACAATATACTGTCCAGAAATTTTTCCGATGACTGGTAGCTCATTTTGTGCGACAGTTACTTTCTTAATTATTTCTGACACTATTGCACATCCATAGCAAATCTAAACTCTATATAGTTTTCTGTATTAGGTGCTTTAATAATTGGGAGTCCGTCAGTGTTTTTGATTATAGAGTACCCAGTCAATCCGTATAGTGGATTAACTGTAGAAACATTCTCTAGCCTTAGCGCATCTAGAGATACATAGAAGTTTGAAGATGGTTGACCTGAATCAATTACAGATGCAGAAATCTTTACTACCTTAACTGAAGACCAGGTAAAGTTTGCAGTCTTGAATAGTTCCTGAAGCTGTTTAGTCACCACAATGTATCTATTTGTGTCAAAATCATATGTGGCTCCGTCTGAAATATTAACTACAAACTTTGCAGACTGATACCCATTTTCTGAAGAGTCGTGAGCTGAGGCAAACTCTATTAAAATCCTTACCGAATCTGGCACTTCAGAGCCTAGACCGTTCTTGTTAATTATCGAGAAGGCAAGCTTAAGCTGATCAGTTGGGGCATTGCGACTAAAGTCTAGGTTTACTCCAGTTAGGTGAATGTGATTTCCAGCAGTCTGGGTGAGATTTCCATTTTGAGCAACTGTAAAAGTTGCATCATCTCCACGTATAACAACCATGCTATTTAAAAATCTACTGCGTTCATTTCTGGAAACTCTATCTGACTGAGTAAACAACTGGTTATCTGAATTAGTTTGAAAAACTGCATCTGTTATTACAATGTTATTTGGACTGGCTTCGCTATTTAGTACAGTTTTTATTGGAATTGCTGATGAGTTAGTCGATGTGTGGTACTCCCAATTTTCTGCCTGGGAGAAAGAGTAAATGTTTCTACTGCCAAAAGATCCAGCAGATGGGTTAGATGCTGCTGAGTATACCCCAACCTCTGAAATTTCGTATCGCTCTTCTGTTGGCATTTCTGCTGTAAGAACAATCTTTGCTACATTATCTTCTGTTACATATCCACGAGAAATAATTGGGACTCTAAACATTTCAAAGTCTAGAGATTCTTTAAGTGAGTAGTCTCCTAGTGACTGTGCAGATGAAAGTGGTTTGGCACCGCATCCAACCGCAATGTACGAAGCGTACGCAGGTGCTTGGCCCACTAAGTATTTGGCCAAAATGTTTTTACCAGTATTTGTAATCATGACTCTTCCTCATATATTGTATCATCTAGCAGGTCTCCAAATGAAATAACTTGGACCTCAACTTGCTCATCGGGCTCTAGGTTTACAACGCTAACAACTATATCATTATTAACTATCTGTACTGGCTGTAGCTGAGTAAACGGAATTTTGTCCTCTAGCCTAATTGAAAAATTATTAAAGATAGTATTTGAAGTTCCCTGCAATGATACCAGAGATAGTGGGTCAAAGTCAAATCCTGATCTAGATATACCCCTGACTGGCTGATAGTCTATCTTTTGTCCTGCAATTAGATCATGCCTAACTATATTGATTAACTCTTGCCCGCCTAGCCGTTCAAAAATAATGGTATTTATAAGGCTACTGTCTACTGGTTTTTCAGTCTCAATGATGTCTGGTCTAGCTGCCTTTACCCCAGAAATTTTAGACGATGAGCTAGCTACTGGCACATCTGGATTTGACTCTACCATGACTAAACCTCACTTAGGAATATGTTTACAATAGGACCCTTAGAGTCTTTTGCATATTCTATATAGTATACTACGAACTTTCCTGTGTCGGGCCCAAGCTCGTCAATTCCTTCTTTTGTCTTATACTTAATTTTTACCAAATCCCCAAGCTGAATGGTTGGCATACCAAAAACAGATAGACCCACAGACTTTCTTGGCTTCATAATTTTGTTAACAATCCATCCCATCAGATCCTGGGCCTGGGCCTCTGACTGTATATATGGTGATGTAATGGCAAATGCATTCTTGCCATAGCTAATTCTGCTGTTCACAATATCCTGGTATTCTTTTTTGACTTTTTGCGGAGAAGTAATGCTTGCATTTTTAGAAAAAGAATCTAGCTTGATCTTGTGTCTATTATTAAAATAGTCATCAACAGAGAATGTGTTTTCAGACTCTGAGGTAAAAGTAATTCCAGAAATAGAAAGATCGTTACCCTCAGATCCATCTAGATTTACAATTGTATCTGTAGAATTAAACACAAGAAATTCTGCAGAGTATGCTCCAGCAATAAATTCTGATACTGTATATCCCTGCACAGTATTGTAGGATGGAGACAGTATGGCTGCTAGGGCAGGGTATGCCTTATCATATCGAACATCGAAGTACGCTGCTTCTCTCATAATGGTTCCAAACTCTTCAAAGTATATGTCATACTTTGGGCTTGTAGCAGATGATATTCCAGATAGGTAGGATGCTTGGACTATTCCGCTTAAAGAATATTTATTAAAAGCTGCATCTACATTTAGCTTTTGCTTTGAGAAAACTTCAGCAATTGGTGTATCAAAAGAGTTGGATGTGTTTTGGCTGTAGTTGTTGGTGATAGCAAAAACATTTTCAAACATGGCCTTGGTTGCACCACGGACGAAAAGAGCCATATTATTAAAAATCTTTAGAGGCTTTTCGTCTGTGACAGTGGCAATTAGTACGCTGTTTATATACAAGAAAAACTTCCTGGTCGATCCTGAGTCTAAGTACTCTACTGACAAGTCGTATACTGTTTCAAGATCTTCTGCCAGAGTCCTTCCTTGCCCAGCAAAGTTTCCTGTATTAACATTTATGGAAGACTTACCACTCCAAAGAGTTACTGGAACTGCCTGACCAGTAGAGTCCTCCTTCATAATTTTGTAAAACATTACGTTTGCGATGTACTCATCTGCTTCAGTATTTTCGGAGCTTGGATTAGGAAGTGTTGACAGTGCTGCAATCTCAAAATAATAACCATTATTGGTTTCTGGATTAAGCATTACTGACAATCCACCAGAGATTCCAGAGATAGAGATAGTCTCATTACTCAAAACAGAATTAGACAGGTAGTATGTGCTTGCCCCCACGCCAGTCTGAGAGTTTGTAGCGTTGTTTTCTGCCTTTCCAATTAGCCTCATCCTAGTTCCAAAATGCCTAAACTTATTTTCTAATGGCTTATAAACATAAGATATAAAATTGTTTGGCGATTGGGAAGAAGTAAATGATGGACCGCTAAACACTAATGCAGAAGACTGAATAACTCCTGGCTTTATGGTTTGCAGGTTGCTTACTTCGGACTCTGTTAAATAAACATTGTTTAGATAGTTTTTAATTATACCGTTTCTAGATGACCTGGTTGCAAAAGTATTGCTGGTAACTGAAGAGTCTGATATAAGGCTCAAGCCTGCTGCTCCTTCAGAAAGACCTTCTGGAATAACTCCGTCAAACAAGTACTTTGAGTTCATGTCACAGCCTCTTACGTTGCTGTTAGATGACCAGTATGGGTTCAGACCCGCTGTGTGACTTACTAGCTGGGTATTAAACTGTCCCCTACCGTGTTTAGCCACTGGTCCATTCTGTAGTCTTAGAACGCCACCTACCTCTTCGTAGTTTGGCTCTGCATAAATCCTAACTCTTCCAGTTGGATAAATCTTTCCGTTAAAGGTTAGGTCACTAAAGTATTTTAAAAGCTCATCCTTACTTGATACCCAAACATTTCCCAGTCCTCCAGAAAGAGTTACTGAGGTTTGAAGCTGTCCTGAGTTTGAGGTTGAGGAAGTCACTAACTTTTCTGCTCCAGGGACGCTATACTCTACAGCATCATACTTAATTACTTCTCCGTTTGCATACAAATAACCGTTGAACCTAGCCATGAGGAATGCACCTTCCCCCAAATCAACAATGTTGTTTACTAATGCATTGTTTACAACTGACGGCGGTGCTGAAGTGAGATCTGAATTAAGCGGATAAGCAACCAAAGAGTAACCAGGGCTTTTGTTTTGGTTTGGTCCAACAGAGTCATCTGGCTGCACCTCCCAAATTTTAGAAACTCGATAAGTGTAAGAATCGTCTCTGGATCCTGGAGTAGAAGCCTGCTGAATAGATGAGACAGATCTCTGAATGCTTCTGGAGACATAAGATATGGTTCCATCATTATAAACGCTATTGTCAGAAGATGAAATTTCCATAATGTTTGCTAGCTTTGGCTTTGTAGTCTCATCATTATCGTTGTCTATGTTGGCATTAGTATATGCCCCGTCTTGCTCAAAGTCCGCTGTTCCGTAAAGTGTGATTACTTCTGAATCTCTTTCGTTTGTTGATGGCAAAAGATATTCTTTAGACATTACGATAAAGTTGTTGTACTCGTCAAAGAACATGGCGCTCTGGGTTGCAATCGCTAGGTCATTTAAAATTTCTGAAACTGATCTATCTGGGTCAATGTAGAAGAATGGAATGATTGCTTCCTTTTCATTCCTGCTTCTTTTAAACGAATAGTTACTAAAACCAATAGAGTCAAGCAACATAGAAATTGCATAACTAAGTGATACGTCAACCAAAAGAATTTGTGGTGCAATCAAGGACTCAAAATAAAAGAACAAGTCTCTTAGCTCTATGCTTACAGTTCTATCCTTTGAGGACGACTGTGGAAAGCCTTCTGAGTATAAAGTTTTGATTGGAACAAAGTAATCTATTCCATTTACGTTATCGACAACGTCGTAGAACTTAAACTGAATATGATTATAGATGTAGCTTGACACTATGCTGTTTTTATTATTAACATTAAACGCCAGGTCGTAGTCAAATACCGTCAGATTTCCAGTAGAAACTAGCAACTGTCCAACTGGAAGATTACTAGATGAAAGATCTGAGGCTGACTTAACTACTGCAAAAGCCTCTGTTTTATCTGAGATATCTACAGCAAGTCTGGGGGATAGCTCTATGAGGTCAAAGGTTGAGTCTACGGTATTCATTGTTTCTACAACTATACGTAAGCCCTGCATATACTGAAACTCTCTGTAAGCTTCAGACTGACCATATACTATACCGCCATTGTAGGATGGCTTATCTACTAGCTCAGTTACATACTGATGGTTTACGGATGACTCACCCTGCAAAAGAAACCAACCGTAGATTGGAACAAACTCAACGTATTCCGAATTTTCTGCATCATAAATATGGAAGGTGCCAATAGCAGTTGGTGTATTTTTTACCAGGTAAGCATTTCCATGCCCTGTCTCTGCTGGCAAAAGAAGTGCTGAACTTATTTCTTTAACAATATTAAACCTTGAGGCAAACTGGCTTGGAATATTTGTAATTCCGTAACCAACCTCTACGTAACCATCTGGACCTATAATCTCTGAACCATCTAGCCTAAGTGAGGTTTCATCAAACGAAATGGCATCGTTCCAGCTATCTGCAAAAAGGTATTGAATCTTCCAGCGAACGGGTGTAGTTTGATTTTCATAACCAAAGAATCCGTCCTGGCTACTACCTGAGCTATTGGAAAATGGACCTAGGTCAATGGACCCTACGTTAGTTTGCATCTTTAATACAATTCTATTTGTAGGCACAGGGTCTTTGTAAATTACAAATGGTGCAGCGTCATCAATATAGTTTAGTCCGTCTTTTAGATAAGACACTCCACGCTCTACGCTTGCTTCTGTCCTGTAAGATGTCCAGTACTTGAACTGGTCATTCTTGTCTGATGGATAATACCTTGGCCTTTGTGCCATGTTTGGGTGACTAAAGCCTAGCTGCTTTCCTCCAAAAAAAAGAGTTTTGTTTATACCAGAGCGAGGCCTAAACTTTCCAAAGCAATCTTCGAGAGAGTAGTACATCTTGTACTGCTCAGATCTTTTATAAAAGCTTTGTGGTGTTTGGTCTTCTGGATCAAGTGCGCTTTGGAAGCCTCCGTCAATCAGGATATCAGCATCTGTAGCATTAGTATAGTTATTAGCTGTATCTACGTCTTGGTAGTTTAAAGCAATTCTTTTGTATGGAGACTGTGCATCCGATGGCCTGTATCTATAGTTACCAATCTTTTGAATATTGGCAGCAAAGTTCATGTTCCACTCAGCCACTACCAAATTTTTGTGGTTGATAACTGAAGATGTCTCTAGATATTCCTGTAAGTCTTTATCTACAAACACTTAAACCTCTTCCAGCGTTACGGATATATTCCAAAAATCGTAATTGCTTCCGCCTCGCTTTTGTACACTGTAGCTAAAGTCTGAAAAGAAAACCTCAACTACTTCGTTATACTTTCCTAGATTATTAAATGCAGCTGAGTTAGAGCCAAAGTTAGAATAGTTGTCATACGCCAAGAACATCCAGAATGAACCCTTGTGCTCCTTATACCAATCTAAAATAGCTACGCCACCTGCACCACCATCTGTAGTAAACTCTGCTGACCTATTGCCAGCAAGCTGGCTTACACCAGTCTCCTCGTCAAAGTTTGCTACGGTGTTATAGGCTCTTGAAGGAAGCATCTGCCAGCTTGTTGAGATTCTGCGCTTGTCTGCAATGTGGTAAGATCGCATCCTGCCGTTAATCATTCTTTCTCTGCGCTCAAGTCTTTCTAGAGAGAAGTCAATGGCTTGTCTGTTATCGTCAGAAAGAATCATAAATGATCCGTCTGGGCTTGGGGTTGCGTCAGATCCAATTTCTGTACCGTTTGGAATATAAAATCCATTTTCTGTAAGTGTGCCAGAGTTATCTGACCATAGCATTGCCTGAGGTCTTTGGTATTTCTTTCTGCCAGAAAGGTAATCTTCTGCTGTAGTCACTACCTAGCACTCCTAATTCTTTGAGATTCAACTTGCCTAATCTGTGTCATCACTGTTCTTGCAATGTCATCTGGGTTTGCATCAGATGTTACATTTACGCTTAGATTATAATTATACACTGAGTCACCGTTGTATGTGCCACTATTCATAGACTTCATCTTATCTACCCCGTAGTTTTGGACAGCATACTTGCTCATTACAAACTCTCCAGGTGTAAGCATTGATGGAACTATGTCTCCGCCCTTAGCATAAGACTTTACCATTCCACCAGAGTTAAAGTACTTTGGCCTTGCCATACCACCTCTTGAATACATACCAAACTTTGGAAGCATACGAGAAGTACCTTGCATAATATTGCCGCCTTCGAGGATAGTTGGCAAGAAACCTAGAATATTCATAGCCCCAAGGCCCATGTTGGCGGTTGCGCCCCAGTTTACACCAGGTCTAATTGATGGGCTTCCTCCAAGAACCTGGTCACGGATTCTTAATGCCTCTAGATCTGGAAGTGGTGGGCCAGACTTTATAGCTGGACCGACTACTGCATTTCGAGCCTGACGCAAAGCATTAGCTCTGGCAATTTCTATAGCCTTCATTTGTCCGTATTTTTTTGAAATTTCTTTATTTGACTTTTGATTTCCAAGCTCTTCACGAATAAGAGTTGAATCAGGTATGCGAGTTCCACCATGAGCCGTAGAGTATTCTCTACCAGCCGATGAAAGCCTATTACTATGAACAGGGTTAAGTCGAAGTAGTTTAGCCTCATTAAATAGACTTGTTCCAATACCCTGTCGTTGCATCTCAGGACTAACCATAATCATCTTGATTTCTCTAGCACCCTTAAAGTTGGTCCTGTTGCTAGGGGCCTTTAGCTCCATTTGTCCAAGCTCTAGGTTACCCTTAATTGCTTTTACAATCTTTTCTTGATTGAATCCCTCTTCTACTACAAACCTAATTCCCTGTGTTTTTAGTGCACGTGCCTTTTCAATCTGTCTACGAAGTTGCTCTGCTCTAGATCCTTCTCCGCCTTGAGCACCAGCGTAGCCACCATCAGCAAATCCTGGCAGCTGCCCATTCTCATTAATGTAATCTAGAAATCCAGTTCCCAACTTGTCAACGCTAGATGAACGGACAACAAACTCTCCATTAGAAAGCATTGCAGGAATGGAGTCAGATGTTGCTGTTCCCTTGCCTATTACGGAGCCTCCAGTAGCCATAAGAGTCCTTAAACCACCACCACCTGGTCTGACTGAAAGAGTAATTCCGCTGGCTGCAAGAACTCCTGCTAAGGTTGTAGTATTTACGCTAGTTGGTTTAGGGTCCTTCCTAGGGTCATCACTCTTATCATCAGTTGTTGATGAGGTTGAAGAGGTTGAAGAAGTAGATGAAGTAGACGAAGTGGATGAAGTTGGCTTAACTACTGGAGGAGTGGTAGAAGGTCCGCCAATTGCTGCAAGTTCATCATTAAGATTATTTCTAGTTGTATAGTACTGGTCTCGCTTTGTTATGGCGCTGCCATACTCTGCTCCAAACATTCCCTTATTTTGTAGAGAGCTTATGTAACGATCAGCATCAGCAATCTGCTTATTAATAGCAGCTAGGGCAGCTTCAACTTCTGCCCTGGAGCGACCTGTGCCAGTACCTGTGCCTGTACCAGTACCTGTAGGACCAAGACCACCATTGGCTGCCTCTTGAGCAAGTTTAACCTTTTCCCATTCCGCAACAATAGCACCAACACTTGCAAGAGCAGTAGCAAGCTTTCCGTCATATGCGGTAACACTTAAGCCAGCCAGCTCAATCTGGTTGCCAACCTCTTCCCACTTAAGTTTAGTTTCGCCAGCAATCTTTAGACCACGCTT